GAAGAATTCTACCGCTGGTTAGTTGTTTTAATCCGTGAAGATAAGCTAAAGAAGTTTTACGATTGCGCGAAATGGCGGAAGCTAAGGCAGAGGGCGATCATCCGGGATAACAATGAGTGTCAGATGTGTAAGCAGCAAGGAAAGTACCACAATGTCAATAATGTCCACCACATCAAAGAAGTTAAGCATAGACCAGACTTAGCGTTGGATTTGGATAACCTCGTCTGTTTATGCATTGATCATCATAATGAAGTGCATGGTAGATATGTTGACGATCAGAACAAAAAGCTAAAAGACTTTAAGAACTTTGATTCAACGGAAAGGTGGTAAGTCACATGATCATCACAGACAATAGTCGAGAGTATGATCTCGATAGGTTGAAAGAGTATTCGACGATGACTCAAGGAATAGTAAAGAGATTAATCTATTCTAGGTATGTTGCAATTAGAAACTTACTCAGTGATAGTTGCTGCAACAAGATTAAAGCCTCAGTAGTCCAAGACAGCATTAAAAATAAAGAAGTTATCGAGAGAATCAAAAAGGTTTTCAACTACACAGAAAAGGAAATTATTTTCTATGTTGAATACACAATCGAACAATTCCCAATTGTCAGATAGTCCCCCCTCAAAATAATTTGCGATTTTTTGGGAAACCAACGAACGGGGATGGGTGTCAGGAAAAAACATTTTTTCAACCTTTATCACGAGAGGAGGCAGCTAATGTTTAAAAGTCAACTAGCACAAAATAGATACAAAGAGCGGTTAAAAAGATCCTTAATCGACCAGCTTGATCAACAAAATATTAGTATTACACCGTTTCTCGATACGATAGATAGATATATTAATCTCTGGGAAACGGCTATTTCTTTAGAAGAAGATATCGCTGATAATGGTGTGCGATTGAATAACGGTAAGAAAAATGAATCTGTTGCTTTATTAGTATCAGTAAATAAACAAATGGGATTAATGCTTGATAAATTAGCGATCACTCCAGAGATAGTGGGTGATGCAAATGAACCAATTCCTGAGTTATAAACATATAAGGAAATGGTTTGACGCGATTGACGCTCGAGAGGTTGTTGTTTGTAAAGACCAATTGCTGTTAAAAAAATATTTGGAAAAACGAGTTTTTACACGGGAGGATATTTATTTTGACGAACAAATGGTTGAAGATTCTATTAACATTCCTGCCACTTATTTTCCTTTTGAATTGATTCCTTGGGAAAAATTTGTGCAGTGCTTTATCTATGGTTGTCGATGGAAAAAAGATCATACACTCGTTTTTAATAGATTCCTCACGTTAATGGGGCGCGGAAACGGTAAGACAGGTTATGCTTCATGGAACAACTTCTTTCTACTGACTGCAAAACATGGAATTAAAAATTATGATATTGATATTTTTGCCAACAATGAATCCCAAGCAAAGACAAGTTTTGAGGATGTCTACCAAGTCATAAAAACAAACCCAGGTTTAAAAAAATCATTTTATATTTCGAAAGTATCTATTAGAAATTTAGCAACAAATAGTGAACTTAGATATAACACTGCAAACGCTCGTACGAAGGATGGAAAACGTCCAGGGGCCAATCGCTTCGATGAAATCCATGAAAATGAAGACTACGCAACGATGAATGTTGCGACTTCAGGCGGCGGTAAAATCCAAGACTACAGAGAATTCTACGATACGACAAACGGCGCTGTTAGAGGCGGACCATTAGATGATCTAATTGAAGAATCAATGATGATTTTTTCGGGTGAATTAGGAATTGATAAAGAAGGTGCAGAATTTTCAAGTTTATTCCCGTTCATTTGTCGTTTAGACGATGATACGGAAGTTGATGATCCGACTTTATGGGAAAAAGCTTGTCCAACAATCAATTACAACCAAGATCTAAAACGAAAGATGTTTCAAGAATACTCACAAATGCAACGTAATTCAGGGTTAAGATTAACATTTATGACTAAACGTATGAACAAACCTATGGAAGATACTAGGTTTGCTGTGGCGACGTACGAAGACGTTCTTCACACAAGAGAAAAAGAGTTTCCTGAAAGAATGGAAGAAGTTATTGGAACAGTTGACTTTGCAGATCGACGAGATTTTGCGTCATGTGGGCTACTTGGGAAGTATGAGAAAGATATTTATTTTAAACAGCAC